AAGCAGGGAACTTGGATGGAGTTTTCCTGTAACTGGGGGTTTCAAAGAACTCTGGATTAAGAAGAGGTCCAAGAGACACCTATTTTACTATCTTCTGACTGAACGAGCCGATAAATTCAAATTTGAACAGATTAATCTTCAACATAAATTTGAGCATTTCCTTACTCTTATCAAAGAGATGGATGCCGAATTTAAAGAAGCGGTTGAAGAAAATCCGGTTGAATTTGCCGATGTTTCTCTTTTAAACCTGTTTGGAACCAAGTTTGATGCCGGTTTTTCATATGAGGATGGTACAGGAGTGGATACCACCTATATGGATTCTAATTTGGTTATTCTTACTCCAACTGAAACTGATTAATTATGTCTGATTTTGGGGACGACATCAAGGAAGCCATTGAAGAAGTTGGCACTGCCATTACTTTGGAGAAGGAATCCCAAGTAATCAGTGGAGAATATATTGTAACCAAGTTAAACAAACAAGTAACAAAACCGTTTATCCGTGAGTTCTTTGTAGAAGCCGAATTTGCTTATGATAGTTTATCCACAGTAGGAGATATTGTTCAGATTGATGTAACCGGGGAACATTTTATTTTGATGAATAAAACCCCGGCATTGTTTGAAAATGATGTTTACCTCCATAGTGTTGTTTTATATAAGGCAAATGTAAGTGGGGAAATACTCAGGTCTTCAGGAGAAACCTGGGAGAACCCGGAAGTTCATAAACAATCAACATATGAAGTGGTTGCTTCTGATTGTTACGCTTTGATTACTGAGCCTTTATTTGGGGGTGGGGTTGAAGAAGACGAAGAGTTGGGAGAAATAGGGTTAGCAAGAAATGAGCTTTACATTCCTGAAAGGTATGGAATTTTGGAAGGGGATAGATACCGAGCAATTTCTGGAGAATATTATAAGGTAAATGCAATTAAATTGAGAAGATTCCCTGGCGTTCTTGTTTGTGAGTTGTCAGAGGATTACAGATAAATGAAAAAAATTCTGTTTGTTGGGGAACACCCTCTTGCTTTTACTGGCAATGGTGGAATGATGAATGCCATTCTATCTTCCATTGACAGGAAAAGATTTGAAGTTGTTTGCTATGCTGCCGAAACTGACAGTATTGACCCCGTTGTTTTAGCCAATACAAGACTTCCCTATACGATAATTCCGGCTGGTGTTAGAGGTGATATTTGGGGAACACGAAAGCTCCTTGATGTTGTCAAGAGAATGGACTTTCATGTTTTGGCTATGATTGGAGTAGATGTTTGGAGATATTCAGATATTTTATTTGAATTAAAAATGGTAGCAAATGCCAGAGGATTTAAGTGGATGTCTATATTTCCATACGACCTTCAAATGGTACGTCCTGACTGGCTTCGATTTATAAATATGGTAGATTATCCGTATGTTTATTCCCAATATGGTAAAGCATTACTTGAAGGATATGTTCCAAACATTCAATATTTCAGACCTCCTTTGCACCCTTATAAATTATTCAAGAGATATTCTGAAAAGGAAAAGAAGGAACTTCGGAAGCAGATATTTCCGGCTGCTTCCAATGACCTTTTCATTTTTGGATTTGTTGGAAAAAATCAGCAAAGGAAAGACCCATTACGTTTAATAAAGGCATTCAGCCTTTTAAAAAGGAAGGTTCCAAATGTTTCTTTGTATTTACATACTGATGTTGACCGGGGAATGTTTAATCTTCGGCAATACTGCATGGACGTTGGACTTGGTGATGGAGACGTTAGAGGAAAACCACAGGGAACAGTTTATAAAAATGAGCAAATGACTCAAATCTATGCTTTGATGGACTGTTTGGTTAATTGCACCCAACAGGAAGGATTAAGTTATACTCCAATAGAATCAATGCTTTGTGGAACTCCAGTAATCCTTTCTGACTCCACGGCCCAAAAGGAAATTGGGGTAGAAGGAAATCTTGTTCCTTGTAATGAATTAAATTATCTTCCCATTAAAGGGGGAGTTGGCTCTGTTCATGTTGAAACAAAAAGTTGTAAGCCGGAAGATATGGCTTTGTTAATGGAAAAAGTTGCCACAAATGAAGAGTTCAGACGGGACTTAACAGAACGATGCTATAAAAAGGCAAGGGAATGGCAATCAGGAATTTCCAATATTAATAAGGTTCTCATGGACATAACAAAAGACGCTGCTGTTGTAATGAAAAAGGAAAGGGTTATTTTGTTTGTTCAACACTCATCTGCCGGTGATGTTCTTATGACCACCCGATGTTTTAAGGGATTGAAGGAAAGGCATCCGGGAATGCCTTTGTGGTATATGACACAATCAAAGTTTCATGACATTCTTATTGATAATCCCTATATTGATAGAATTTTAGATTGGGATGAAGGAAGCATAAGCAAATATGAAGTTGTTTATACCCCCCATTCAAAAAGGATTTTAAGGGGGAATTGGAATACTCTTGATGTCAGACTTTGTGATTTATACCATCTTATTTGTGAAGTGGAACCAGAAAATCCAATGGTAAATCCAGTTAATCCCGAAATCCCTTTGCCGGAGGAGTATGTTGTTGTTAATTCTGCGGGAGCTTCCCCTTATCGGATTTATGGACGAATGGGAGAAGTTGTTAATGACTGGGACGTTCCCATTGTTCAAATAGGAGCAGTTACCGACCCGATATGTAAAGGGGCGATTGATTTAAGAGGAAAATTGAGTTATCGGAATAGTGCTTGGGTGATGAAAAATGCTCTTGCTGCCATTTGCATAGACAGTTTTTGCTCTCATCTTGCCGGGGCAGTAAATACTCCATCAGTGGTATTATTTGGACCGGCTCCTCCAAGAACCACCGCCCCCCATTATGTAGATTCAGGGGATGCCATTTTTATTGTTCCAAATTTAATTAAAGTGTGTCCTCAACTTGGACATTGTTCTGGCGTTCCACGGGTTCAGTGTAAAAATCCATGTATAAATACGATTGAACCTTTGGAAATAAATAAAGCTTTAAATTCTCTTTTATCCAGATGCTATGAATAAAATAGTTATTATTTATGGTTCTCCAAGAACAGGAACAACTCATCTATACTTGAGTTTTATTTCTCATCCTTTATGTCAAGGATATAATGAATCTCCAGAGGCACTTGGGTTTATTCAAAAAGGAACTCATATTGATAAATTATGGAATAAAACAAAACAGGAAATTCTTATTTTGAAGGGTTCTCAATATTGTTTTGAATTTGATGCAATTAAAAAAATAATGGACACAAATGATATCAAGTTAATTTTTACAGATAGAAATATTTTAGAAGTCATAGAATCTATGTTACAACACCCAGATAGTGTTGCATATGGAAGAGAAGATACAGTGTTACTTCCCGTTTCTGGTTTGTTAAGAAAAAAGTTTTTGATGTTGTGGAGTCTTACTTTGGGTCTTTCTGAAGATAAAAAAATAATAAATAGAATGGCTCTTCGATATTTATGGCATGTTGAAAGTATCAGTAAAGAAATGAAAGAGAAAAGTTTATGTCTTATTCCTTATGAATTAAGATTGGATTCTTTGTTAGTTTTTAAAAAGTTAAATGAATTTGTTGGATTACCTGAGGATGAAAATTTTTATAAAAATATTTGTAATTTTATATACCGACATATTTCACCGGAAAGAAAAAAAGAAATAAGAGATGGATTACTGCCGGAAGTATTGAATGAAATAAGAGAAAGTGGTATTGATGAAAGTACAATGGATTTGTAATAAATGTGGGGATAGAAATGAAAGATTTGTAAATCTTTTTGATTTAAAAAGAAATTTTATTTGTTTGGGATGTGGAGAACAGCATAAATTGAAATTGAAGGAAGGAAAAGAAGGACTTCCTAAAGGGGAAACTGAAAAAATTGGAGTGGAATGTATATGCTGACCCTTTTTGTTTTACCTTCATATAGTGATAAGGCAAATTATAATGCTACCATTCAGTCTTTCGATGGGATTGTTGATTTTACCTATAAAGTAAAAAACAACGATGAAATAAATCAACTTCGATGCGGAACCCATAAATGGTTTTGTGTCCTGTTTGATGATGAATACATTGATGAAAATTTGAGGGCTGCCCTCTCTGTTTTTGTAAAACATTATCAGGGGGATATCCTTGTCTTTTATAAAATAGATGGAAAAGGAATAATGAGTAGATGCCCTCGGTTGTTTAAAAATTATGTAGAAATACAGAAAGATTGTTTGCTTCCAACTTCTGAGGGATATCAATTTGAAAATGTTTTGAATGGGTGGGTAAAATCCCATGTTTAGAATTGTAATAGATGAAAATGATAGAAGAAATATCTTTTCAGCTTTGATTAGATTAAGGGAAAAAGTTCCAAAAGAAGTGGAAGATATTACCCCAATGCTTATGGCTGCTGATTATATGTTTCTTGTTGCAAGAAATATCAGGAGTGAAAAGTATTCTGCCGGGTATGCAGACTATGAAGATTCCTATGCAAAGTGGAAGAAAAAGAAAGGAGTTCCTTTTCCTGGATATTGGAAACTTGATAATATACTTGTTTCTGAATTGTCCATGTTTCGATTTAAAAAAGGGTGGATGGGAGGTATCCCCGCAGGAGTTACCGGGAAAAGAGGTCGTCCTGTTGCTCTGTATGGGGGAGCAGGGGAATATCCTGATGTTAGACCTGTTCAACCGGCCCGTCCTGTATTTACTCCTTCTTTTGAAGAGTATAAAGAGGGGGATATCAGAAGAAGGATTGACTTTTTAAATACAAAAGTGAAAAGTTGGTGGAGATAAATGAGAATTGTAAAAGTTGCTCCCAAAGATATTCATGTTACTTTTGAGATGAGTTTGGAAGAAGTTGGACATCTTCTATTCTTTCTTGAAAGGACGGCAGTAAAATTTAACAGTAAGAAGGAAGAAGAGCAAAAATCCATTGACTTTGTTACCGGAGAATTTTTTAAGACTTTGAGTGCTGTAGAGGAGGATTTTAAAGATGGCCCTTGACCCCACAGCCAGAGAATCAAATGTTCGGGATAGTCTGAAAAAGTTTTTTGTTGATAATCTATATAAAACAGAAGGTATTGAGCTTTTGTTTGACCGGCAATTGGCTACCCCTGATGTTAAGAGTAAAGAATTAAATAAGTGGGTTTCTATCAATTTTGGAAATATTAATCCGCTTGCTCTATCTTCTATTTATTTATATTTTTATCTTTGCACCCGACAGGATGGAGAAGGATACCAACTTTCTCAGTTGAGAGATAAAGTGATGGGATATCTTACTGATTCCACTATGACAGATGGAATAAAAAGAATCCCATTTTATAAAACAAATGTAAATCCGTGGGAACCATTAGAATCCACCCTTCTTGTTAATAATATTGAGGAAGATGCTCAAATTCTTTCTCCTGATGGAACAAAATATAAAAGATTAATAGTAACAGTTATATGGATGGCAAAGATATGATACCAGAAAAAGGAAAGTTTATTCATTGTAAGAAATGTGGAAAGCGTCTGATAAAAAGACTTCCTAACGGAATATGGGAATTTGTTTTTGGAAAAAAGGAAGAAGATTCAAGACGCCCTCCGGTTTGCATTGAAGTATTTGGTTCAATAAGAATGAAATGTTTGAATGCAGAGTGTGACCACGAAACAGTTCTTAACTTTTTTCATCCACAAGTTTCTATTGAAAAAACAAAAGAAGGTATTTCTTTACAATCGGAAGTATCGAAACAATCGGCAGAGCCGAATCCCCGGAAATAAAAAATTTAGTGAAGGGAGGTGATACGTTATGGCACGAAGTGGACCCGTTACTATTGATTCCAGCACTGTTCCTATTGGACTTGCTCAGATAAGGGTGATTGATTCTGTAACTCATATAAAGAACATAGAACCCAAGTCAGTGGCAGGTGATTCCATTGGAGCTTTGGCTAACACCAAGTTTGTTGGGGAAGTTGACTGGTTTGACCTTGAAAGTGGTTTTCCCCTACAGAATGATGCTTCTTGGGCAATCCGGGAAAAGGCACGGATGGAAGTTGGGATGAAGGAGGCAACTCCCTATAACCTTGCTCTTGCTCACGGCATTGACCCCGTAGGAAGTTACACCGACCCACATAGTGGTGAAATTAAGTTGGGAAATAGAAAAGCTCCTGATTATGTAAGGATGGAAGCTGTTTATACTTATCCCAATGGAACTAACCATATGTATATTATTTTCCCCAGGGCAAATGTTAAAGCCAGTGTTGAAATTGATTTCCAAGCTGAAGAGAATGCAGTTGTCCCGGTTGTTTTTGAATCGACAAATGCAGACTCCAACGTAGTTGGGGGTGATGCAGTTTGGGATGATATGTCACTTGGGCGTATTGCTTGGGATTAATTGTCCATTAAATGGACTTACAACCATAAGGAGGAACAAAAATGGAATCCGGGATTAATGAAAAAGTAAATCCTCGGATTACGAAGGTCAATATAGGCATTCGTAATCCGGGGAAACTTACAATCTATCCACTTTCTCTACACGACCAGATTGAAATGGATGATATTATCAGAGGGGCAATAGAAAAAATAGCATCCACTACCCTATCTGAAGTGGCCTTTATTAGTGCAATATTACAACTTATAAAGGACAACATTCAGACCATTTTAAAACTGGCTACAGGAAAATTGGATGAAGAAGTTTTAACGGTAATGAAGGAAATTGATAATGTCCAATTTATTGATATTGTCAATGTAATCTATGAAAAGAATTACAAGGAAGCCGGAAAAAACGTGGAACGCCTCTTCGGGGGAACCGTGGAAAAAATGAAGAAATGGTTGAACTTGGAGAGGCAATCACCACTATCTGCGAAAGATATCCCGGATACAGACTTGAGCACTTCTATCAAAGAAGCTTTAGGGAAGGTGGAGTCACAAGAAAACAAATAGAAGTTTTGTATGAACTTTCCGGGGAACATCATTTAGCCAAAATGATTTTTGATGCCGGTATTCATGGCATTGACTTGGAAAAGGAGTTAAGAAAACAGGGGATTGATATAAATAAAAACAGAAGAAAACCCCTGGATGATTTTATGTTTCAGGCTCCAGAAGCATATGCTCATCTTACCCAAGAAGAAAAAGAGGAACTTACAAAAAAAATGATGTCCAGACATATGAATTTCTTTGCCGGTGGTGGACCCCATAATAAACATTTTGGAATGAATTATCATAAGACTAAGAATAAGGGGATAGGAGTAGGATAATGCCAGAACAACTTACTCTTGGAGTTTATTTTTTCGGGAAGGTAAATGCTTCTTTTACAAATGCCATCCGGCAGATGCAAGAAAGTATTGCCCGGCTTAATGCCACTTTGTCGTCTGCTTCTGGATTTCAAAAATGGTCCCAACAGCAAGAGAAAGCCACAAAACAGGCTGCGGGTTTTAGGGCTGCAATGTCTTCCGGTGGAAGTGAACTTACATCCTATCAGAAAAGTATGGGAAATGCCATTGAAGAAACACAGCAATTTAAAAGTGCTTTGGCAAATATTGGAGCAGGAAAAACTGGAACTGCATTTGGGGTGGTTGAAGGCAATTTAAGAAAATTGGAAAAAGCTATTTTTTCCAATTCTGAAGCCATGACTGCAAATGGAAAAAATGGAGCAGCTTGGGCAGCTTCTATTGACCGTAGTGCAGCTTATCAACAGGTATTGGCAAAGGATGTTAATTTTTCAACCAAAGCGATACAAAGTGTCATTAATCCCACAAATCAAGCCACTACCGCAACCAATACGTTATCAAAAAGTTATGTTGGTCTTAATAAACAGATATCATCTGTTTCCGGGACTTTAAATAGAATTGGAGCAGCCATGAAAGTGACTGCTTCCTATCTGATTGCTTCCACTGTAATTATGGGAGTTATCCGTGGGTTTAAAGAGTTAATTGATGTTGTGATGGAATATGACCAAGCTCTAAAAAATCTACAAGCTATTACCGGGGCCACGGATGCTGAAATACGGGTTATGGGAACAACAATGGAAGACCTTGCAGTTTCCAGTAAATTTTCACTTACTGAAATATCAAAAGGAATGGTTCTTTTAGGACAGGCGGGTTTTAGTGCCGGTGAATCAGTTAGTACAATGTCGGCAATCGTTAAATTGGCTTCAGGAACATTGGAAGATATGGCAACCACTACTGATTTGGTTACCACCACTTTGAGAGCATATGGTATGGACGCTTCTCAAGCCGGTCGTGTTTCTGACGTAATGGCAAATGCTGTAAATAAGTCAAAACTTACGGTTGAAAAATTGAGGGTTGCCTTTAACTATGTTGCGGCTTCTGCTGCTCAAGCAGGAATAACATTGGAAGAAACAACTGCTGCAATGATGGTTCTTGCTGATAACGGTTTGAGAGCAAGCACTATAGGAACGGGACTTCGACAGGTTTTGAGTAGGCTCGTTTCTCCTACTGAAAAAATGACAGAATCTTTACAGATGTATGGAATTGAATTTTCAAAAATAAATCCATCGGTTGTTGGCTTTCAGAAGTCTCTTGAAAATCTTACCATCGTTTTAACCGACCAGTCAACCGGACTTGTCGATATGCAAAAAGCATATTACCTGTTTGGTTTGCGTGGAGCACAGGCTATTGCCATTCTTGTCAAAAGCATAACGGATAATAAATTTCAAAAAGCGTTGGACAATACTTATGAATTTGGGGCTGCTGCTTCTATGATGGCAAAACAGGCTGAAGGGTTAAGCTTTCGGGCAAGTCAACTTGCCTCCCGGTTGGGGGTTTTAGGGGTAAAACTTGGAGAAGCCGGGATTGGAGCATCTATTGGAACACTTATTGATTTATTTCGTAAAGCTGCAAGTGCTCTTATTTGGTTTTCTAAAGATGGAATAGGACAGGCAATTACGTCAATAACAATGTTTTCTCTTGTTCTTTATGGACTTGTGAAGGCTCTTACTATTTTAGCTGCTTTTTCCTGGGTTGTGCTTGCCAGAAATATATGGGCATATGCTATGGCATGGCAGATGCTTGGAGTGTCGATGTCAAACACTGCAAAAATATGGGCTATGGTGAGAGCTTTATTTATTAGCAATATTTGGGGGCTTATTACTGTTGGGGTTATTGCTTTATCTGTTGCTCTTTATAGATTGAGTACCGTTACAGAAAGAAATATTAAAAAGATGGAAGAAGATTTGGAGAGCAGAAAGCAACAGCTTGGCTCTTTGAAAACCTATATAGCTGCATTGGAAGATATTAAAAAAAGGGAAGAAAAAGGAATTGATGTTGCAGAAGAGAAAAAATCACTTATCCGGTATCTCACAGAAGAGCATAAATATCTTTCTGAAGAAGTGGTTAAAGCGGGGGGAAATATTGATAAATTAACGGAAGCAATGAAAAAAGTTGCCAAAGAACAATTTGAAAAGAAACTTTCTGAACAGGTTGAAATACTTAAACAATATGTAATTCAGTTAGATTTGGCTAAAAAGGGACTTTTGGAAATTGCTGGTTTTAAATTTAAAGTTAGAGATAAAGATAGTGAAAAAAGTATTGAAAAAATAAATGGACTTCAGCAAAAACAAAAAGAAGGAATATGGGAAATAATTAATTCTTTAATGGAAGAAAAGAAAGCTACAAATGAATCGGATAAATCCACAACCGCAAAGTTTGTAAATCTTCTTACAAACATGCGAGTTTCAAGAAGAGAATTTTCATTGTGGCTTGCAATGTTTAAAAGTGTTTTGGCTTTACCTCCCCCAGACTTATTAAAGGGGATTCCCAAAGATGTAAAAGAAGCATTGGCAAAAATCCATGACCTTAATATGTCCTTATTGGATTTAAAGGATACGATTGATTATTTTGAGAGTGAAGCGAAGACATTTCACACCCAGGATTTAATTGAACTCTATACCGCTTATTATAATAAACGGATAGAATTGGAAAGAAAACTTACTGAGGAGAAAAAGAACTCAGAGCCGGTTGAAGCAAAGAAATTGAAAATGGATTATGAACTTTTGGAAACGGAACATCAATTAAATCTGGAACGGGAAGCTGCCATTGATAAAGCAATAAAAAAAGGGAAAGAATTGGAGATTCAAGACTCCAGAAATGTAATGACAATAAAACAAACAAAAAAAGAAATTACTGATTTGGGAGACAAAGATTTACAGGTAAGAGAAAAGATAATAAATGAACTGAACAGGCTGCAAGAAACTCTTGATGAAACAAGAAAAGTGGAAAAAGAGTATCTTGGGGATACCCAAAAAGATAGAGAAAAATTGTTGGAAGAGTTAAGCAAAGAAAAACAACTTATAGAAGAAATGCAGGGAAAATACAAAGAATTGGCTGATGCTCAATTAAAAAATGATACTGATGTTGTGGCATCCAGAGAAAAACTTATTGAAAAAGAAAAGGAAATGGCTCTTCTTGTTTCTAAGGGAAGTTACTCTAAAACTGAGTTGGATGCTTTGAAGAAAACGGTTGATGTTTTGAATAAGGAATATGTTGTTGCTCAAATAGCTGCTATAGAGAAATTGAAAGAACATAATTGGATGGTTACTGAACAGGGGATAGATTACCAACTTACTACCGAACAAATTCAGGGGTATAATGACCAACTTGAAGGACTTTACAAAAATTTACAGGGGATGAAATCCGAGGATTTACTTGGTTTTGCCGAAAAAGGAACAATTCGGGTTATTGATGGATTGGCAGATTCCCTTGCTCGTATGGCAAGTGGAGCAAATAGTGTAAAAGAATCTTTTAGGGATATGGCTGAATCAATAATTAATGATATAATGCGGGTAATTGCCAAGTATATAATTCTTTTAACTCTTCAGAAAGCAACTGGATTTTTTGGATTTGGTGGGGCTTCTAAATTTTTAGGTGGAATGATAGGAACAATGAAAGAGGCCGGAACAATTCCAATGGGACTTCCGGGAGGGAATATGGCAACTGCCCCGGTTGCTGCCGGAACAGCCGGAATGATGGGGGGAATGCCCGGAATGGCTGGTGGATTATTTGGAATGCCAAAAATGGGACTTGCCGGAGCCGGGGAAGGTGGTGGAGGAGGAAATACTTTTATAATAAACGCCACGGACGCTCAGAGTTTTGTTAATATGATGAAAACAAAATCTTCTCAGGAAGCAATTTCTGATATTGTTACAAATAAGGTGTCCCACAATAGTCCATTACGGTCAATGATGGGAAACAGAAGGAGAAAGTAATGAGTTCAGAAATTTTTAAGTGGATGCCTCATTCAGTAAGTGATAATAAAAGAGTGGTTTCTTTTAATACAGTAAGAACGGAGTATGAAAATGGAATGAATCAGAGAAGAACCAGGTTTGGAAGAGAAACCGGACTTTGGGCATTTACTTTTCTTATGGGACTTTATGCCCCACATGAAGGAAGAAAATTAAGGGATGAAATACTTGCTTTTTTCAGAGCCAGAAAAGGAAGTTATGATAATTTTTATTTGCCAAGTTGGGAACTCGAAACTGAAGTGGCTGATGTTTCAAGTGGAACAACAATATGGGTAAAAGAAAATCCAGCAAATCTTGGGTTTAGTGCCACTTCCGGTGATTACGGAAATTTTATTTATATCTGTGACCATTATTATAGAGGGAATGAGGGAAAGGCAAATACGAATGAAGTTGGAAAAATAAAAAGTATGGTTGCCGGGTCAGGAAAATTTAAAATAACTTTAGATGCTTCCCTTGTTAATTCTTATTCGGTTGGAGCAAAGGTAATGAAGGCTGCTAAAGTATTTTTTAATAATGATTCTTTAGAAAGAGCTTTTATGAACCCCCATGCTTATACTACCATTATTGAATTCATGGAAGACATTGCGGATTTATATTAATGAGAACACTTCCTTACCGATTACTGTTAGAAAAAAACAAACAGCAGAATGACATTATTGACATTCTGGCTGTTGAAGTATCTTCCGTTTATATTTCTCCTGTTATGGGAACCACTTCTCTTGTTGAAATAAGTCCAACACTTTCTGATATTTTTGATGAAGCCGGGTATGACCTTACGGAAAGTGGGGATGGATTTTGTTGGCTTATTTCTTTTGAAGAAGGAAGAAATGTTGGAACAAGAAGGGCCATTTCAAGTCGTTCTGGAAATCAAATTGGGTTTTCTCCCCCTCTTGATAGAACTCCACAAGGGGATTCTGTTAGAATAGCAAAATATCTTTTTCTTGCTGTTAGAAACATTCCAATCCAGTTTTATATTCCTGATATTTCAAATGGGGCAGATGTTCCTAAAGTATATATTCCGGCTCCTGTTTCTATTGAACCAATAGGAACAAATATAACTGGTGAAGTATTAAATATGAAAATTGACATTACCAATGTCAACAAAGTAATAGGAAGTGCTGTTCAAAGAGGGGAAGGATTACAAGGAAACAGAGTAATACATTTGAGAGTATTTAATGGATATCTTGACCAGGGAAAAGAATATTGTTTAACAGATATAATGTATGTTGATACGACAACGATAACGGATAAGAAGGTGGAGTTTACTCTTGAGTCAAGATTTAATATAGTAAATCTCCAACTTCCTCAAGGAACATATAGCCGTAATTTTTGTAGATGGAGATATTATAGTGTTGAGTGTCTTGGAAACCAGGAAGAGCTTGAATTGGATACTTTGAACTTTCCCATTTCTTCACTTGTTTCTTGTGACCATACCCTTATTGGCCCTAACGGATGTATGGCTCATAAAAATACAAGGCGGTTTGGGGGATTCCCAGGAATAGCGTCAAGATGAAATCAAGCTATAAAGATTATTTGGGGATTCCTTTTAAGCATTTGGGCCGGGACAGGAACGGGGTTGATTGTTATGGCCTTTTAAAATTATACTTTAAAGAACAACTGAATATTGATATTGTTGATTGGTGGTATGAACCCGACTGGAGCAAAAAGGGGTGTAACTATTTTATAAGTAATTATTCAAAAATGGCAGTAAAGATAAATGGAAATCCAAAAATCCATGATGTTGTTTTATTTTTTACGGATATAACCAGTAAAGTGGCAAATCATGTTGGTATTTTTGTTGAAAGACCGGATACGGTTATTCAAGCATTTAAGACCGGGGTAAACGTGTCTTACCTTTCTTCTCCTGTTCTCAGACGTAGAATAGAAGGGATTTATAGATTAAAATGCCTAAATTAATTTTAATTACCAATCCTCTTACCAATGATAAAGTAGAGTTCTATTCAAAAGAAAAGAATCTTTCCTTTCTTTTAAATCAATTTCTTTTGTTAAATCCAGAGTACACCCATCTCATTTTTAATGAAGTTTGTTCAATCAGAATAAATGATAAAAAAATAGAACCAAAAGATATTACCACTCTTTTGGATAATACCGATTTGGTTATTATTTATCCTGATATTGGAATGGACCCGGTTACATGGGCAGCTATAATGGCATCAATGAAAGCAGCGATGGTTGCTACAGGAACAGCAATATCAAATGCTGCGATTGCTATTGGGACTGGGGTATCAAATGTAATGGGAGCAGGATTTACTATGGGGGGAACTATGACCACCGTTGTTGGACCAGGAGGAATAACAACGGGATTAGTTGGTGGTGTTCATATAACAGTTGGTGGAATTTTATCCACTGTTGGTTTTGTTGGTTCTGTTGTTTCAACGGTAATGGCTTTCAGTTCTCATAAACCATCCATGTCCGGGGGAAACACTGACCCCGGAGAATCTTCTCCCACTTATGGTTGGAAAGTTCAATCATCAAATAATGAAGGTATTGCTATCCCCGTTATTTATGGAAAACATAAAGTTGGTGGAAATTTAATATCTTCAGTTACCGAAGCTGTTCCCACTTTTGCTTACGATTGGTATGAAGCAAAGGATAGTGGATGTGAATATATGGCATATCCACTTCCAAACCTTCCATATCTAAATTGGGGGATAATTGGTTTATGGCCTCCTGTTCGGGGATTCTATTGTAAATTAAATCCACAGGTTCCTTTATACCTTTTCTTTGATTATCGATTATTTTCTATTGGTGATTGGACATTATTTCTTAATTTTTTGAAAGATAGAGGGGTATTTCTTCTTTTCACTTTTGGCCAGATAATAGACAGAATAAAACTGGGTCTTCAATTAATGTTTAAAAGATTAAGAGGAAAAGAAGAACGATGGAATAGTATGTGGAAAAACAAATATTCTGGTTTTGAAAAATCAGGATATTCCAATATTGGAAGTTTTGAAACTAAAGATATTTTTGAAAATACAAAATGGGAAGTTAGAAATGAAGATTTTGGCCCCGATAATTTAGGAAGATTTCTTTATGATGCTTTTCTTAACTTCTTTTTCAGGGATAATGCCAGAAAGATAAATTGGACGGTAGTTGTCCCAGTTAATTGGGGATTTGAATATGGAAAAGAGTTTGAACCATATTCGGCTTCTGTTGATAATCTTGGAATTTATGTTGTTGGCTGTGTTGTTTGTCGTCCTGAAGCTATAGAACCACAGTGGTGGATTTCCGATTTTTATTGTGAAACAGTGATAGGAAAAACCTATGACTTTGGAAATTTTACAGTAGAAGGTCCAAAAATTGCTTTTTCTGAAGAGCAACATTTACATCAATTATTTGCTTTAGCGGAAGGGGAATGTAAAGGAACCGAACAAATTTTTGTAAATGATAATCCAATAAGAGATTTTCCTGGGTGTGAGGCTTTTTTCCTTCCGGGAACAAATTCTCAAACAATGCAATCCAATAAAAGTTTTAAGGAAATTGATTATTATAACAATCTTATTACTACCCATGAACAGTCTTCAGAGCTTAAAAAAGCCGGGGAATATTCGGAATTTTCTACTTCAGTAAACTTTCCTGCCAACAATGTTTATATCCGAACAGCCTTTCTTGCCAACAGAATGACTCTCAAAGGGAAAATGTCTGATTTACACGATTGTCCAATTATTTTTGTTATTATGGTTGGTTATGAAGGAATTGCCAATTTTAATAATATTCATATTGGAACAAACTATGATTTTGAAGAGAGTAACATGCTTGAATCCAAGTGTGTTATTTGGAGATATGAAATGTTGGGAGGAGTTCGGGATGAATTTACCCGTCAATTTCAAGCATTCCCAACTATGGATTTGATAAATAAAAATTTTGATACTTCTATTGGAGTATTTCCGTGGGAAATAAAAGGGGTTTGTGCATTATATGATATCCCTCTTGATTTTGAAAAGTATATTTCTGATTCTGTTTACCGGGAATATATTCAACAGGAAGTAAAAAATAAATTCAATCAATATTATTTAAAGTATGGAAAAAGAATAAAAGTTAGGGTAATGAGATTAACCCCTCCGGTGGACAATAACAGATATACCGACAAAATGTATGTTCGTGGATTTGATGAAATATCTTATGCTGGTTTTGATTACCCAAATACAAGTCTTTTAGGAATTAGAATCAGGGCATCCGAACAGTTACAAGGTGGTGCTCCAAAAATAAGTGTTATTGTAAAAGGAAAGAAAATTTATGTTCCAAAATTGAAGTGTAATAGAGAACAAGCATTCCATGAATTTTGTTGGTTTGATGAAGATATTGGATTATATCGTTCCAGTCTTCATAGTGGAGAACGATGTTATTACGATTTAGATTCAACTGGAAATATTCAGTGGAGTTATGAATATTGTAATAATACAATATGGTGTTTAAGAGACATTCTTAAAAACAAAAGATATGGACTTGGTGGATTCATAGAAGAAGCTTCTCTTGATTTGAATTTGCCGTGGTATATGCGGATGGCTGAACACTGTGATGAACTTGTCCCTGATGGAGTTGTAAGAATTGCAGAAAGCATTTCTGAGAAGGAAATTGTTGATACGGACAATGATTTCTTTAAAAAAGATTCAATGAGTTTTGATGAAGAAACAGGACAATGGCTTTGTGATGTTTCTCAAACGCTTAATGATATTAAAAGTATTATTAATGACGACCAATTTTATAAAATGAAAACATCTTTGAATGGAAGATGCGTTTTCATAAATAGAGAGTTTGGTGGATGGACCAGGGCAGTAATAAAAGATGTTAAACGAATTTTGGGTATTTCTGCACATATTGTTTTACGTTCTATGGAATATAATGGTTCCCATTGGACAAATGGACCCCCTGCCGGTACTGATATTACCTACCAACTTGGAACCAAACGATATCAGTTGAATTATGTAATGGATGATAAGTGTTCAGCCGTTGATATAATTCAACAGATTTGTGATACTTTCCGGTGTTTTCCTGTTTGGATTAGTGGAGCAATAAAACCAGTAATTGACAAGATTGAAGACCCCGTTTCAATTATTGGAATGGGAAATATTGTAAAGGAATCCCTTTCCATTGCTTATGGTTCTATATCGGTTATTCCTAACATCTTAGAGTGTCAGTTTAATAATGAAGAAAATTATTATGAAAAAGATACTCAAGAAGTTATGGATAAAGATGTGGATGTTCCTTATGCAGTAGAAGTGAAGAAAACCGAGCGAAGAAAAAGTATAAAACTTCTTGGGATAACTTCTGCTGCTTATTTACGAAGGGAGCTTACTTACCGTCTTGCTTCTGGAAAAAATGCAGTAACAATTTCTTTCAAGAGTGGAATAGAAAATATTCATATTCATGCCGGAGACGTTTTTTCTTTTACCCATGATATAATGATTGATTCCGGGAAAAGCGGAAAACTTCTCGGATATGATTCTTCTACTGGAGAATTTATTCTTGACCAGGATATTTCTTTTTTATCCCTTCCTTTAAAAATAAAATTTAAGCACACCATTGATGAAACTTCAACGAATGAAGCAATGGAAATTGTTGGGGAGTATTCTGTTCTTTCGGTAAATGATAACAGGGTAATAGTAAATGCTTCATTTACTCCTGAAACATTGCCGAAGAAGTTTGATAATTATGCTATTGGGGAAGTGAATGAAGTAACCAGGAACTATCGGGCAATAACCGTTGTGCCTAATTCTTCTGGAGAAGTTGATGTTTTAGCCATTCTTTATGATGATACTGTTTATGGAGATAAGAGAACCACTGTAAAAGGGACGGTAACATCTTATATTGATACTCCAATTGGATTTAGAAATATTGATAAACGTCCTCTTCCCATTTTATTTACCACTCAACCTGTTTCCAATTTAAAATTATTTCCTTCTCCTGATTCAGAAGGAATAATTGTTCAATTTACAAGACCAACAGCCAATGGATATATCGGAGTAAAAATAGAAGGAAAGGCTGAAGATGTCAGTGAATATGAATTATGGGCAGAATTGGGAATTGATAAAATTCTGTATGAAAGAAGGGGGGTACGAAAAGATTTAACCTATACGGTAAAAGTAACTGCTAAATATAGACCAAAAATTGGTGACCCCGGATTTTCCGTTTCCCTGCCACAAATAGAGTCTATCAATATATTCAAGTTTATATCCGAAAGTGGGGATGAAACCAATCCTCAAATAAAGCCCCCGGATATGAATAATTGCAATTTACGACTTGCTCCTGTTTGCAAGTATCCCAGTGGATATTGGAGTACCGACCCCCAAAGAGAGAATCATTATTGGACTTCTTTTATAAAAGTTGTTTGGAGAAGAATCAGCATTGCTCAATCAACAGAAATTTTCAAAGATACTGATATAAACATGGAAGGGTATGTTCTTACCCTTTTCGTTAAAAAGAGAGGGTATTCCAATTTTAACTATGTTGGTATTTTCAAGACGGGACATATGGATGATAATTACCGTTTTGATTTAGAAGATTTAGGACTTGATACTTTCCATGATGCTTCAAACATAGAAGCTGTAAAAATATTGGTTTATGCTCTTGCCAGTAATGAACTCTATAGTAATTTACCTGGGGAGTTGGTTGTATTCCCTGGTGCTCCTGATATTCCGCAGGACATAAGAATTGTTCCAATGTATTTTGGAATATGGGTAAGATGGAAACGTCAAAAAAATTGGATGGAAACAGACCACTATGAAGTTCAGGTAAGAGCTTGGCAAAGAGGGCAGGATACCAGTGAAGACCCGGCTTGGATAAGTGAGATAAGAATATCTTATAATACTTCTGAGTTTTTCTATATTTCTCCTGAAACAAGAAAAGAAAATTTAGGTCTTAAACTTCCATTTGGGCTTATGATTGGAATACATTTTAGGGCTGCGGTTATTTCTGTTTCAAAATATGGAATAAAATCAGAAAATTTAAGTAGTGTTGCCGATATTGATTATGATACGACTGCTCCCGGTTCTGGCAATGAAGAAGATATGATAATCCCGGACTGGGCAGTGGATAGTACTGTTACTGATATTGCTATTTATGATAACGTCCTTGCTTTTGGAAATGAACTTAACCCTCCTATTACAATATTGGAAGGGAGAAAAGAACCAACCGAAGCTCAAGAAGGACTTCCTGGGAATCACAATTATACAAAAGGACTTCAAGCCCGAAAACAAGCTTTGCTTGATGGAGATATTGGAACAGGTATTAACTATAATTATGTAAATTGGGGAATTGATAGGGTTGTAAGAATTACTTATGAAACTCCATCAGAACAGGAATACTCAAAAGTCTATTTCACTGTTGATAGACCTTGTAGAGTTTGGGTTGAATTTCTTGACCGGGAAGAATCTGAACTTGATACACTTGCCAGGTATAAAGAAGATTGGGATT